TGATCTTTAAGTATCCTTCTGGAGACTTTTGATCCCAAAGAAGCTCATACTTATTCTTTAGCCGTCGATACTCTGGTACTACTTGCTTGAGAATGCCGTCCTTAGATTGCTTAATTGATACGAAGCTTCGAGGTGGCTCAATCCCGTTGGTAGCGTTACTTATCTGACTTGAAGTTTCGGAAGGCATTAACGCCATTAGTGTACTATTACGGATTCCATTTAGATTCAATTGAATGCGCAGTGATCCCCAATCCATTCGAAGGGCGGGTTTCACTAACTCATCAACCTCTCTCTTATAAGTCATGTTTGGTGTAACGCCTAGCCCGTACTTTGTTTCGTCGTTCTTATGACAAGCGCCTTTTTCTACAGCCAAGTCAGCTGACGCTTTAATGAGATAATATGACCAGGCTTCTGCCCACTCATCAATTAACTCAAGGTTCGGATTGCTATAATTAGTGTCGTGCTTGGCTAGCCAGTAAGCAAAGTTAATGATGCCGACACCAAGCGGTCTTCGGTTCATTGTAGATTGCTTAGCAGCACTGACGGGATATTCTTGATAGTCTAGTAGCGCATCTAAAGCACGTACAGCAATCAAGGCAGGCTTTTCGAAGTCAGCTGGTGTTTTAATGTTGCCCCAATTAATAGCGGCCAAGGTGCACAAGCTAATTTCTCCGCCCGGATCATCGTCGCTGTGTAACGGTTTGGTTGGCAGGTTAATCTCACAACAAAGATTGGACTGGCGTATCGGTGCTACTTTAGGATCAAATGCTCCGTGACTGTTAGCGTGATCTACGTTCATCAGATAGATCCGGCCGGTATCCTTTCTCTCTTGTAGGAACGCAGAGAACAGATCAACAGCTGGCATTGTCTTCTTGGTTAGCTTGGTGGCTCGCTCGGCCTTCTCATATAACTCCTTGAACTTCTCGTTGTCGGTAAAGAATGCATCGTACATTTCCGGTACTTCGTTTGGAGAAAACAAAGTAATGTCTCCGCCTTGCATGAGACGCTCATACATTAGCTTGTTAAACTGTACGCCATAGTCAAGGTGACGGACTCGATTATCCTCTGTACCTTTGTTGTTCTTTAAGACAAGTAGGTCTTCTATTTCGAGATGCCAGATAGGATAATATAGAGTCGCTGCTCCACCTCTAACACCGCCTTGACTACAAGATTTAACACTAGCTTGGAACAGTTTGTAAAAAGGGATAACACCAGTATGAGTAGCATCACCGCCGCGAATAGGCTGACCAAGAGCACGAATAGAGCCAGCTCCAATCCCGATACCAGCTTTTTTAGAAACGTATTTAACAATTGCGGAAGAGGTTGCATTGATTGACTCCAAGCTGTCGTCTGTCTCTATTAGAACACACGATGAAAACTGTTTAACCGGCGTTCTCACACCAGACATTACCGGAGTAGGTAGAGAAACGTCGAAATTCGAAAACGCGTTATACGCGTCTTTAACCCACTGCATTCGGTCCTCGCCGTAGCTGTGGAATAATGTGGCAGCTATGAGCATATAGGCAGTCTGTGGAGTCTCGTATATTTCCTTTGCTGCTCTATTCTGTACGAGATACTTGCCGCGAAACTGTTCCATAGCAGCATAAGTTAAGAATTCATCACGGCCGTGATCAATAAACGATTGCATCTGATCGAATTCTTCGTGAGTATACCAGTCAAGAAGTTCTTTAGTGTAGAAGCCAAGATCAACAATACGCTTTACATGATTATACAGATGATCGGGCGTGTAATTATTATACACCTGCTTTCGAAGATGATAGTTGATCAGACGGCCGGCGACATACTGATAGTTTGGAGTCTCCTCGCTAATCAGATCAGCTGCTGCCTTAATCAGCGTTTCTTGGATGTCCGAGGACTGAATGTTATTGTAGAACTGGACATGGGACTTTAGTTCAATCTCTGATGGTGATACCCCTTTGATATCATCACACGCCCACATTACTACTTTGTGGAATTTTTCAAGGTCAAGTACCTCACGCGAACCACCGCGCTTGATTACGTAAATATCAGTCATACACTAAAACTCTCGCCGCACCCACAGGTAGCCGTACTGTTGGGATTTACTATTTCGATCCCACAGTTAATACCTTCTTCTTTAAAAATAAGTTGTGACCCATTGAGCAATGTTAAGCTCTTAGGATCGATGAACAACGTAATACCATTATCGTTTATAACACGGTCTTCGATCAACTGGCAATCGACAAATTCCATAATATATTCCCAACCGGTACAACCACCGGGTTTTGCCCCAAGACGGATTCCCAAACCTTTACCTCTTGCCTGTAGTTGTTTTCCTATCCAGCTAGCGGCTTTCTCCGTCACAGTTATCGGGTTCTGAGTTTTTGGATCGAATAAATTCATTTTTATTTTTATAGTCCTTGATGGCTGCTTTTATTGCGTCTTCTGCTAACACACTGCAATGTATCTTTACAGGCGGGAGTGATAGTTCTTGAGCAATTTGTTGATTACTGATTTCTCCTGCTTCGTCAAGGGACTTTCCTCGAACCCATTCGGTGAGTAGCGATGAAGAAGCAATAGCACTGCCACATCCGAAAGTTTTGAATCGAGCGTCTTTAATAATGCCGTCATCCGATACTTTGATTTGCAACCGCATAACGTCTCCGCATGCAGGAGCGCCGACCATACCTGTTCCGATGCTTTCTTCGTCATCGGCGAACTTACCAACGTTTCTAGGATTCTCATAGTGGTCCAACACCTTGTCTGAATACATTTTATCTACCTTGAAAGAAGTTATCTATCTCTCTAGCTTTATCGTCAACCCAAATATCATAATGTGGCTTACCCACGCTGAATCTATGATACTTGGCTCCCCACTCAGCTAACTGCTCTTTAGTACGATCGTACCAATCCTGTTTCGATACAGTACCTCTGGCAGTCCAATAATGGATCTGGTGGCCTTCGTCATACAACTGGTTTATCTTTGCAATTCTGTCTGTATATGGAACGCTTTTAGAATAGTCAGGGAACTTGCCTTCACTTTCTTTAGCAGGAGCAGTTTCGCATATGGTGCCGTCAATATCAATCATGTATTGCATTAAATTTTCTTCCATTGATTAAGTCGTACGGACAGCGCAAGACCGCTGAGAGCATTATTATCTATAACGTGCTGTATGTTGTTGACACCGCTTAATACCATTTCATTAATATCTTTTTGTAATATTGAACTTGGCCATATAACCATTTTGTATTGATCGGCAGCTTGTTCCATGGTTTGTACAAGTTGTCTGTTACGAGGTTGATTGTCGAATACAAGCACTACCTTATCACGGTCTAGAACCTTCGATACGGCATTTAAGTCACTGCTACCTACTGCTACACTGTTATCTAGGAACATGCTGTCTAGAGGGCCTTCAGTAACATATACAGTACGGTCACGATCGATCTTGTTTAGATTGTAGATCATAGGAGCATCATCATTAATCTTGACTGTGATGTATCTAAGCCTGCAATCGTTAATGGCTCTGCAGTTGACTGCTATTAGGTTATCTTCAAGATCATAAAAAGGAATGACGAGTCTAGGATCACTACCAAGCACCCTGTCTTTATACTTAGCGCTTAAGTCTTCCAGCTTCTGACTGTCATCAACATAGTATAGAGATGGCCAAACCTTTTCTGGTATAAGCCTGGAACGCAGGTAGTCCTCTGCTGGGGTACCTTTGACAGGTACAAACAGATCGTCTAATATTGTCTTTGGCTTAAACTTTGGCTGAGAAAAGTCAAAGGGAGTAGAAGCAGTGTTAGATTGCTTACCCTCAGCAAATGACTCAAACACATATTGTTTGTGTAGACTTGGATCTACATTCTTCAGGAACGTATTGAGGTTACCACTGAAAGAACAGTTATGGCACTTATAGAAGATACCGCCTTTCTTTGCAAAGAAGTATCCTCTCGCTTTCCATTTATTCTTTTGACTGTCACCACAGATTTTACACCTCGCATTGGCAACATACGGGTGTTGTTGTTTTACCACAAATCGGTCTAGTCGTGTTGAAACTAGGCTAACATATTTCCTATCAATCCACTCACTCATTACATTACCATTCATTAGCGGCTACACCGCTAATTTTACAGAGTAATGGAGTAAAGGTCAACTAGAGGGAGGCTTCCAAGCTCGAGTTTTTACGTCGTATCCAACAGGATTGACTGTTTTAATCTCGATCACAACTTTATCAGTCTGTGTTAGCTTGATGTGCTTAGGTGATAACTTGTGAACTTTTTTACAGACAAAGGTTTTGGGTTCACGCATAGCGGTCTTAGAGCCGTCAGGATTAACGGTTACGTGCCCTTCGAACCATACGGTGACTTCATACTCTTTCAAGAACAGAGAGAGTATCCAATGCCAAAACTTCATTTTACTTACCTAACTGATCGGTAAGATCCTGAATCATGTTATCCTTGGTCTTTCGCTTATCAAGCTCAATGCCAAGTTCACGAGCAAAATCTTCAAGTTTGGCTTTAGTCAGCTTCTTGAGTTCGTCTTTAGTAGGAATCTCGTCAATCTTCTCTTTGACATCCTGCTTGACTTCTTCAATCTTTTCTTGAATATCTTCAATCGCGTCTTCAACTTGATCAACGACATTCTCTACTTTGTCGTGATTCGAATACATCCACCAAGATACACCAATCAACAAAGCAAGACCAATAATAATAAGTTCCATTACAACCTCCAAGTTACATTAAAAACTGACCTGCTGCAGCAACAGACACTGCACCTAATATCAACCAAAACATTTTAGTAATGACACCAATAGTTCTGGTATTGTCATTAACCTTATCTTCAATATTATCTAGCTTCTGAGAAAAACGATTCATACGATCAAAATTTGCATGATTGTTCCTTTCAATAGCAATCAACTTTTCTTCCGCACGTGCAAGAGCGATCATAGCATCCGACAGCTTATCGATTTTTTCCTCAATGCGATCCAGACGCTGAGTCTGCGTTCCCTTCGTGACAGCCATAACCTCTCCGTTACTTGTTAAACTCTATGCCTAAAAA